CTGGAGAAAACAATCTCTCCAGAGTATATATTTTTTAGTTCTACAATTTTCTCTTTAATTATTCTCATAATATATTCAACAACCATTAAAGTTTTTTTCCGATGTTATACTTACTTACTAATTCCCACTGGTCTTTTTCACGAAATGATATAATTTTAATTTGATGTATTGGTGCAATTTTATCTATCATAATTTCTGGATTAACAATTTTTACCAATTCCCATTCTTCTAAAAGCTTTGCTATGGCATTTCGTCTTTCTATATCATTATCTACTATACTTGAGTCTTTACCATCCAAAGCAAATAGCTCTTTGAAATGGACAATATAATATTGGCCTCTTTTATGTAAAATATGACACGACTGATATAAAATCTTTTCTCTACGAGAAGACACACCAATTCTGGTTAATGTTTCCCGCACTTTCAAGAAATCATCTTGTTCTTTTAGTGATACCTCAATAAAGGTTGATAAATTAACCATTTCATTTCCTTAATCCGCCAATATCGGTTTTTTCTTTTAATTCTAGGATTTGTTCTTCATTAAGGAGTTTTAATGCTTCCCGTGCTTTAGCATCCGAGAGACCAAAATAGGTCTTTATACATGCTATATCTTCACTTTTTTCAGCCTTAATCCACTTATTGAAAGGTCTTTTATAGGACCTAATAGTATTTATCAAAAAATCATTCTGTAGTTTTTTATCTATGAAATGCCTACGATTCATCTCATTAGCATACATAATACAGTCTTTGTGATAGGAAAGCGCCCGATTTACGAGAAATGGCTCATATAATTTCTCGGTCGCACCATCCACAATTAACTGCTTTTTACCCTGCAGGATTTGATTTACATATTCAAATGGATTACTCATGTCAGCATTCTAATCAATCCTACACTATCAATCGTAACTAATAGCATATAGTTAGCCAACATGCCAAATGATTTCCTAGTAAAAGCAGCCCAAGCGTAGAGAGCGCAACCAGTAATCCAAATAGGATACAAGATAAGCAGAGGCGGATTAGGGACTGTTGCTGCCATAGTAATGGCGCAACCGATGCTAATAGCCCAAGCGACCAACTCAATACAAAAGCGAAAAGAGTTAGATTTAAAATCATCACGAATCCAGTCCAGTGTAGGTTTTAGTATATTATTCATTGCAACTCAAAAGAATGTGATAACACATCTCTATTTCTATAAATTTCATTATTTAATGTGGGCTTCATAGACTGAATCAATTCATCTTCTATATCGGTCATAGTAATATCAGACAATAATGAATTATAATCAACAGGAATAATTTTTAAAGACACGTTTTCACATTTACATCCATACTTTGCAACAAACTTATAGGCTGCGGGATGGTTTTCATCATACCTTTCTGTGCCTCTAACACCCGCAAAAAATCTACCAATTCTTCCATGAATACTATGATTTGTGTAACCGATATAAACCAATTCTTCATTGTTGTATATAAAATAAAATCCTGCTACATTAATATATCTATCACTATTAACACCCTTATCTGTTTTAAGATTAGGTGTTATTGAAATAAACTGTGATAATATTAATTCTCTCAAGATTATTATGGCATAATCTTTGCCCGTGATTTGATAATCACCAAAAACATTTCTAATCATATATTTTCCGATTCAAGTTGAACATTATAATGTGTTTTTAATTTACAGTAAGCATTGAAAACAGAATTGGGCACAATACCATTTCCATACTGTTGTGTAATCTGTTCAATTGCATCAACTAACTCCCTTGAGTATTTAATCTCAGTAGATGTTCCAATAGGATGTACTTCATAATCTTTCATTTGAACTCTACACTTACCATAATTTCTGTTAGACATGCGACAGTATTGATTTCAACATCGGCAACAAATGCTTGCTTATACTGATAATCTGCTAGAATGATAACTGCTTGAGGTATGCTCTGAGGTTGTAATACATCATAGAGATTATCATACAGTTTACGATACAGCGTTGCTGCATCAAAATCAGCAGTAGCAACCCACTTACGAATTGCACCAAAATCTTTGTTCTTTAGGTGCTTAATGATTTCTGCAATTGATACCTCACCTATGTGAGTAAGAATGCCCACATCAATCTTACCAAATTGTGAGTATCGCTGTAACTCATTTAGTATTCGCCGAAAGTCGGGAAAATGTTTTTTGATTAATTCAGCGATTACCATATCTTCATACTCAACTTTTTCACTTTGTAATATTAATTGAATTCGCTTGAAAAACTGAGTCGCCATTTTTGTCTTGTCTTCATTTCTCAGAGTAAAGTCAACCACAGCACAGCGGCTATGTAATGGGTCAATGATACGATTTTTAAAATTGCAAGTAAAAATAAAAGAACAGTTTGATGCAAACTCTTCCATTGCATTACGCAATGCGGGTTGTGTTGAGTTTGGATTTAAGTAATCAGCCTCATCAATGATAATAACCTTACGCCCGCCAGTGAAGGACATTGACGATGCAAAGTCCTTAATCTTAGTGCGAAAAACATCAATGCCTGATTCATCGGAACCATTAATCATAATGTAATCTGCATCAATCTGATTACACATTGCTTTCGCAACTGTCGTTTTTCCTACACCTGCACCACCGGATAGTAACAAGTGTGGAATCTTCTTTGTATTAACATATTCCTGAAACGGCTTTTTCAATCGTTCAGGTAAAATACACTCCTCAATTGTTTTTGGACGATGTGATTCTGTCCACAATAAATGTTGCATAAAAACTCCATAATAAAAAAATCAAAAAATCAACCTTCGTTTGTTGAGCCGAGTTCTGTAGCAATCCAATACTGTAATGGTTTTTTAGTATTTTTAAAATGTGCAATACCCTTAAATGAAATAGAAACTTCATATACACCAGAAATCATTTTCATGTTCTCAGTCTTGAACACCATTTTATATTTCTTTTGATTACCATTTCCAACCTCAAGTTGATTGGTATGTGTAGATGTATTTTTGTCATCAAGAGCAGATACAAAAACTTTATTTCCATCAGACGTTACTGCAATGTGAGGAGTAGCAAGAATAGATGCAGAACGCAAAATAAATTCAAGGTCTTCTTGTTTCAGTGTGAAAGTTACCTCTGGTTCTGGCATCTTAACAGATTTGTCTAATACATTTTTAATCATAACTGAATCACAAATACGATATGTGATTTTACTACGACCAGTGGTGTCATTGATGATAGCCGATTTAGTTGCCATATCAATTTGAAGTTGTGAATTATCTTCATGCAATCCTAGAACTGCAAGAAATTTATTCAAGTCATAGATACCAAAATCTTCATCAATCGTTTCTGCGATTGTAGTTTCAGCCAATACTTGCTTTTGTGCATCACAAGTACGCAATACACTACCTTTGCGAAACATAATGCCATCATTGATAGTCGCAAAGTTTTTTAATACCGTTAGTGTGTCTTTAGACAATTTCATAATATACTTTCAAAAATTTAATTATACAACATTTATTCAGCTTTGTCAAGAGAATACTTAACATCATGCTCAAATAAAAATGATAAACAACACATAGCATGTGCTAAGTGATGCATACCAGATTCTGGGTCTAGTTGTTCACCCATTTTCCATGCCCAGAGGTGTCGTTCTAATGCATCAAAATATCTTCGTTTAGATTCAGGAACTTTTTTCCAATTATCTCTTTCATATTTTTTGCATCCAAAAGTTAAAACTCTTACCATTTCCTGCAGGGCTAATGGAGGAATTAATCCATATTCTAATTTATCGCCGTCAAATTTACGACCACCAGTTGATGAATTTTGAGACATTTTAACCAAGTTCATTTACAATTTACCAGTTAACTCTGCAATTTTAGATAGATTGCCAGAAAATGGATATGTGCCAATATGTTGTGTTTTCATCCATGGGCATAGAAAAATAGACCCACCAGTTTTGCGCCACAATTGACAGAACATATAATCCTCTGAAAGATACCGGTCAGAGCCACCGCCAGTTGCACTATCTAATGTGTCAATAATCGTATCAAAATATGCATGGATATAACGACTGCCATCAAAATGTGCTTGACCGACATGGTCTGGTTTGTACCTCAATTGTGGATATGCAGTTTCCATAACAGAAAAAACACCACGTTTAATCATCATATAGCCTGTGCCAATTTCCATCACTTCAAGAGGCTCAGTCACTGTGAATTGTTGAGTGCCTTTAACGACATTAAATACATAATCGCCAACGAGACCTTCTAATTCATGTGGAGCCATATCTGGATGATTACGGGCTCCGAGTGCCACATTGTTCCAGTTGATAGATTTTTTAGGATAAGGTCCACCAATAACATCTTTATCTAATGCCAAAAGTGCAACCACATCTTCTGGATTGTAATGTATATCCGAATCTATGAATAGTAAATGAGTACATTCTGAACGCAGAAATTCATCTACTAAATAATTTCTTGCTCTTGTTATTAATGATTCATTAAATAGAAATGAGAATCTAGTTTCCACTCCATACTTAGACATTATTCCTTGAAGGTCTAAAGAAGATTTCATATACATTCCATGTGCCATACCACCGTACATTGGTGTAGCCACAAAGAGTTTATTCTTCTTCATATCTTCCGATTTTATTTTTATTTCCATAATTAATCCATAAAAAATAAGTTGTGATACTATTATATATCACAACTTATACAAAAGTTACCTAAAAATTAGGCAAAAATGTTCTGACCTTTAGAACGCAGGGATTTAATTCCTTCTGCAACCATACTCTTTGTAGGAGTACCGAGGCGATAGAAAGAAATTTTGCGACCATTAGAAAGAGTTTTTCTGTTGGTGTAAATAGCATTACCTTCATCCCGCAACTCATTAATCCGTGCGGCCACATTTGTGATACCGAAACGGGCTTGTGCTTGAGGCACAGTGAAGGTATTGTAACCTTCAGACTTGCTCAAAACAGCAAGCATTTTTTCTTTAACATTCAATTTAGACATAAAAATCCATAAAAAAACCACACTTTAGAAGACACTTGAGAGGTGGTGTTTCTCAAGATTCATCATTATAGCAAAAAAACAAACATATGTCAATACTTTTTATGGTAAATGATTAAATTATTCTTGCATTATTGGCATAATTGGTTCAACTGTTGGATTCTCTAGTTTTGAATATAAATCTAGAAAAGACAATTTGGTATCCATATCAAAACGATTTAGACATAATGAAATAGATTTCATTTTATCACCATATACACCATATGTTTTACAAATATGCACAAGTCTACGGGTAGAAATGATTTCGTCAATACCGCCTTCAAGGAATGTTTTTCGTATTACATCAGCCCAAACAACTAGTTTGTCAGCAAAAGAATCGTCGGTGTCATCAGTACGCCCAACCGAAGTCAATTCTTTTTTGATAATTCTTTTCTCAATTGCTACAGGAGGAAATTCTTGCTCATATGTATTCAAAAATCGTTCTAGGAAAGCCTCATTCAATACATTAGTAAACATATATCGCCCATCTTCAGAACCTTTACCCTTTGTGTTTGCTGTAGCAACAACAGTAAAACCATTCTCAGGATAAATCAATTCACCTTTTTTCTTTAGCAGAAAAGGTTTGCCTTCTAAAATTCTTTGCAAACAAGATAGATTTTGTGCGCCGTAATCAATTTCGTCAATACACAATACCGCACCCTGACGGGCCGCTGTAGTTACAGGACCATCACGCCATTCCATTTGTCCATTTATTAGAACATAATTACCTAAAAGGTCGCCCTCATCGGTTTCTGGCGTCATGCTGACACATACAAATTTTCTTTGTGCTTTAGCGCAAGCTTGTTCAACCGACATTGTTTTTCCATTACCAGATTGACCAGTAATAAAAATTGGAAAAAATTGTTTACTCTGAACAACGGATAACAAGTCTTCAAAATTTCCAAAAGGAACATAATTCTTATACACTTTAGGAATCAAATCACCAATTTCTAAATCTGTAGTAATATTAGAAATCTTATTTTTAATAATAGGTTCACTTTCTACTTTTTTCATAGGTATAACTTGAGCAGATAGATTGACTGTTTGGGAAGTATTCTGTAAATTACTTACGGAATAAACACCACGAGATTTTCGGTAAGCAGTATCATTCAAAAACCATTGAGGATATCCTAATTTATTTTCATCACAAATAAATTTAATTTCTTGTCGGGTAAGAGTATTCTTACCAGTTGACAATGCAAGAGTAATAAATTTTTGGCGAGAAGTAATATTTGGAGTACGCATAATTTAAATTCCTTTTCAACTAATCAATATATCATTATAACACGGAAAAACTATTCTGTCAAGTATAGTGTTGTAAATATACAACATATTAAAAGTTCATACGGCAATTTCTTTTATAAATCTATTGACCAAAACTCTACTGATTTGTCTTCTTTTATTCATTTTAATGAATGCACTTTTCAACTTACTTGCTGTTACTGTACCAGTTATTTGAAGAGATTCATTTTCAACAAGCAAATCTTCTCCGCCAGGTATAATGAAAAACTTATTATATCCTTCATTATTAGATTCTAGAAATTTTTCCACTCTAACTCTTGATGCCAACTCTCTAACTTTTTCTTTAGTTTTAGCATAAGCAGTCATATCATTTGCAACCCATCTATGTTCTGCAAAACTTTTACCATCAGCATCATAATAACGATTTTGTATTCCATTACGCAAACTACTACCAGTTCCCGCAATAAAAAAACCAATTATTTTAGTGCCTGTACTTTTACGATACCATTTAAATATTGATTTTTTTATTTCACACTCTCGTTTATCTTCAATGAGTATATCTTCAAATTTATTATTTTTATCTCTCAATACAATATTATCACGAATCGTACTAAATTGAGCATAAGTTTGATATTTTTCTCCTTTAGAATTGGTGTTAGTTGTATGATAAGTACGAATAGAATCTGCATCGCCGTCATGCATAATAACAGTATTAACTATATCAATATTGTGTTTTTTCTTAAATTGCATTAAAATTGGTCTTAATGCAACCAATGCTTCGGTCATAGGAGTATTAGATAAATGCTCACTACTTGGGCAAGGAATAGCTAATCCACGTTTGTTTGAACCGAATGCCTCAGATAAAGTAATTAAGTTTTTCAAGGCGCAATTAAATTCGGTAGCAGTCATTTGAGAATTTAAATATTCTCTTAGATAAACATTAGACATTCGTATTTCATTTGAATTAGTAGAAAAAGAGGGACCTGGGCTTCTATTGTGGTCATACCCAAATCCACTATCTTCATTGCCGAAACCATAAAATACAAAAGGAATATTCACTTTGCGGCAAAACATAGCTAATACCATAACCTGTTCAATAGATGCATGTAAATTACTAGACATAGAACCAGAACGGTCCAATAATAATATTAACCCATGTGATTTTCCGTTAGGTACATATGTTGATTTTTTAAAAATGTTATCATCAATTTTGTATCGGCAAATACGATTAACATCAATATCACCAGTTTCGCTAATTTTTTGTTTAGCAAATTTTCTAGCAGCCTTAAGCATTTCAAATTCTTTTGCAAGTAGAGACACATATTGTTCGTTTTTGCTTTTAAATTCCTTCAATAGTTTATCTTGCATAATACCAAAACTATTAGATAATGGTCTAAAATGATAATAGTCTTTCCAAAACTTTTGCATTAAATCATGTACTATTTTATGTGGTGTAATAATCTCAGATAAATTAGGAGTAGGAATATTTAAATAAACATATTCTTTAGATTTTTCCGAAAGTAATTTGGCTTCGTTTTTTCTAAAGAACTCATCAGTTTCGCATGACGGTACAAAATTTTCACTTGTTGTGGATTTTGATTCTTTTTCCCGTAAAAATTCATTATAATTGTCTGATGAATCTTCTTCCGATTCGTCTTCATCTACACCATCTTCTTCAGATTCATTATTGTCGTCCAAATCTTCATCGGATTCAACATAATCATCTTTAAAATCAGAGTCCGAATCTTCATCTGATTCATCAAAATCGATGTTTTGCAATGTGTAATATTTTTCTTTTTGATTTTGTTGTTGTTCATCCTTAGAATATTCGTAAATAGATTCAGTAATTTCTAGAACATCATTCCAGGTTTCACAGGCTTCTACGCCAGATAACAAATTTAATTCTATATCAGTAAAATTAATACCTAATGAAACTCCTCCTTTAGTATAGAGATTCAGCCTGTCAATAAAAGACAATCCATTAATGTCATAATTCTTAATGCCAAAAAAATCTTGTTCTATTAATTGTTTATAAGCACGAATGAATGCTGGTTTTAATCCAGGAAAACGCCGTTTCATTTTCTTTTCAATGCGAGAATCTTCTACAACATTCAAGAAGTTTTTGTAATTTTTATTGAATTTGCCTGTTCCAGTTAAAGCATTATGCCAACCTTCTTCTGGTGTTTCTAGTGCGTGACCAACTTCATGACCTGTCAGCAAGTCATACATATCACCAGACATATCTTTCCATATAGGAAGAGTAAGTATTCGGGTAGTTAGGTTGAATGATGCAGTTTGCACCTTACGGTGTTCTACAGTAACATTCTCGGTAGCCATCAGTTTGGCTAGTTGAGTCTTAGATTCTTGAGTGAATTCCATAGGTGTTCCTAAATTTCATAAATGAATTGTAACACAACCACAGGGATTGTCAAGTATTATTTGATATCTGTTGTTAAAAAACAACTACTTTCTCTCTGCCAAAAAGCTGGTCTACTATTCCAACAAGCGGTATTAACTGTTTTATAACCATATTTTCTGAGTGTTTTTGCGAACAATCTTCCCATTTGTTTTCCATCATACACTTCGGTACCATCTTTGTATTGATTGAAGTGACCGATGGCTCTTCCGTTGAATGTGTTAGCAATCAACATATAAGTTGGTGAACCTTGTTCAATTACATCAATCAAATGCTCAATCGGTCGGTCAAAGTGTTCAAAGTATTCGGAAGCAAAAAACAAGCTTGTTCCTGGCTTTTCAACTTGTGTAAGATTCTCAATGATTTTAAAATTATGTTTGTCGCCCAACTCTGTTGCCATCTTGTACTGGTAACTATCTTTTAGATTTGTACCATAAACATTGGAATTAGGAAACATTTCTTTCATACCAACTGTAGTATAACCGAAACCGCAACCTAAGTCAACCACATTGTCTACATTACCTATATATTCAACTATACTTTTACCAAACATAGACTTTGGTGCATTGATTTCTTTGAGATATCTTCTGGAATATTTTGACCAGCACATCCAAACTTCACAGAAATAATAAGCATCAGTGTAAACAGAATAGTCAGGAGTTCCTGTTTCCAATGATGCATACCATCTGTTCTCAAGGTCTTTCATTTGACGCATATCTTCATCTGGTATGATTGCACCATCGTGCGCCTTCATACAATTCAAAGTGACTTTGAATGCTGCATCAATATCTATGTCTGCAACCTTAGCACAGTTTTCAAGATATCGCTTTAGACTCTCTTTACCTATTTCATCAACGATACTCATTAATCTGCCTTCCAGTTATGAATCAACTTCATTCCATATTCATTGTTGCCTTCTGGAATTACAATGTTGGACTTCATTTTTAGTTTGTTGACTTTGAATGGATTGTAGTCTACATAATGATGCCAACGACCATAACGCCAAACAACTCTTGCAACATCAGGATGCATATCAGCAAGCATTTGTGATTTGTTAATTGTGCCGCTACTGTTATAACCAGTCTTCTTGAAGTTTTCATCATCCGCAAATTCTTTATGGTAAAACTCTTCGGTGTTACCACCTTTAACTGTTTGTGTTGCTGCTTTGCCTTGCAAGAATGCATTGAATTGAATAGTGCAATCACCATCTTTTAATACACGCAGACAAATATCGGTGTCTTCATTGTAACGACCACGCCAACGATGTTTACAATCATTAGAGATTAACAAACAGGAATAGATTCGTGTGTTTGTTACGAAAGGTGGATACTTAGAGTTTGGCGCAATGAAGAATCTATACTGAAAGCCCGAGATTGGCACATTCTCAAAGCGGTCAACAAAATCTTCGGCTGCTCTGAAAATAACACCAGACTCAACACGATATCGTTTGTTCTGATTCAATCGGTAGAAATCAGAAATGTTGTCATCTAGTACCCAATGTTTTTCTGTACCAATTTCAATCGCATGGTCCCAACACCAATTTCTAGCACGACCTGGACCATCTCCGTGATTGCTGAATGGCGCAACTAATAATGTTACATATGGGCGAATATTAAATTCATCCAATGCTTTTTCATAATTCTCTAAGTCCTGTGGTTCAATTGCAATGTAATGAGGAATCTTCATACGAGCAAGTGACCGAGAAGTCAACATAGATTCATGCCGACCTTTAGATATAATATAAACTGGATACTTAGGATTAGTCATTCTACAATCCAACGATTCAAAGAGTTTTCTTCAATGTCAAGTTTTGGATACCAAATACTTTTGCTCTTATCAGTTAATGCTTGGTCAATCAACTTGGCAAATGCATTGTAATCTCCTTCATTTCGGAAGTTTACATAAATTTGTTTCCATGGAGGATTATCATTCTGGTCAAAAGTTGGCATACCTTTCCAATACTTCTTAAAGAATTGGTCTCTGGTAAGCAGTGAATCATCAACTTCAACTACAGGAAGTTCTTCTTTTTGTTCTTCATGACCATCCATGAATTTGGAAACATCGTTGATATCATCACTTTCAAAATCAAGGCAACTTTCATACTCAGTTGTTTCTTGGACTTTTACATCACTCATTTTGTACTCCTAATAATTTTCTTAATAGTATTTTTTTGTCTTTTTCTTGCCATTAATAGAGCAAGAGGTTTAATATTCTCTGTAAATGTTTTACCATTTAGATGTTCTAATTCGTGTTGAAAGCACTGAGCAGTTAATCCATTAATAGACAAATCTCTTTTTTGTGTGTCTTCATCATAATACTCCACACGAATATTTTCATACCTAGGAACATTTAAAAATAAAGCAGGGTAAGATAAGCATCCTTCTCGCAAAGGTTTCATTTCACCAAATGTCTCAATAATCTTTGGATTTATACATGTCATTTGAAAACTATCAGTACCAATAATAAACATTCTAAATTTATAACCACATTGATTGGCAGATAAACCAAGTCCCTGATAATGTTTCATTGTAAACTTTAATCGTTTGATAAAAGTTTGAATTTCTGGCTGAGAAATTTGAGTTATATCAAACTCTTCTATTACAGTATTTAATGCTACATTACCTTCTGGTAAAATTTGAAATTGTGTGATTTTTTCTTCTGTAATCCTTGTTGGCGATTTAGCGGTTTTGTCCGTATTTAAAACTATGTAATCATCTTCTATCATTTTACTATCCTTGAAAAATTATTAACCTTCTCAAACCTAATTATTGACCTAAATTTATCTTGTAGAATGTCACCTTTATGTGAAATTACAAACAGATTAACATCCTCAAGCATTTGTAAAATCGTCATCAAATATTCGGTGCCATTATTATCTAGGCTACTATCAAACACTTCATCCAATATTAATAAATTTGTATTAGTGGAATTTTTAAGTTTCGCAACAGCCCGCCACGTTAACATAAGTGCCATATCAATTCGTTGCTTTTCACCTTCACTAAAAGATTCATAAGAAAATTCATCTCTGTGCCGGGATTTAATAGTTTCACTAAAAGTTTCACTTAGATTAAAATTAACAAAGAAATCTAAAGACGCCAAATACTTATTTACTAATTTGTTTATGATAGGTAAATACTGTTTGATAATTTTAGTTTTAATACCAGTATCTTTTAATAACAGCCCAGCAGCATCTAAGTATAATCTTTCATCTAAAAACACTTTCTTTTCGTTATTCAATTCCTCTAACTGTTTTTGTAAATCAGCAAGCTTATTAGTTTCAATAGACAAATCTTCTTTTGTTTCAGAAAGTTGTTTTATTTCTTTTTGTAATTTACCAATATACTTATTAGATTCTACGATAGACATAGTGTTGGAAGCAATATCAACTTGCCTACATTGAATCTGCAATGATATTTTTTGTATATCATTTAACTTGGCTTGTTGTTCCAAAATTTGTGATTCTAATGTAATTAGCCCATCCGAACATTTATGTGTTTTACTATTGAGTTCCGTTATTTGTGTAGTCTTAAAATCCAGTTCTATTACTTGTTTACATGTTGGGCAAGAATCATTTGATTCATAAAACTTTAACTTTTTTCCGAAATCTGATATATTAGTTTCAATTTGTGTTTCAAATTGATGTAGTTTTTTTATTTTAGATTCTATTGTAGATTTATCTGTTATCAATTGGTGCAACTGTACCACTTCCAAACTCAATGCATTTACTGTAGATTGTACATTTTCTATTATGACAACAACATTTGAAATTTCATTTTCTTTTACTGTAATTTGTTCTTCATTATTTTGTTTTAACTTTTGTATGTGTTCTTTCTGGATATCATATTTCGTAGAGAGTATATCATTCTTACTCTTATTACGAATAATTGAATCTTTATTTACAGATAATCTATCTTTAACTACTCCATTCATTACGGAAAATATTTGAATATCTAGTAAATCTTCAATAATCGCTCTTCTATCGGAAGAAGATAATTGCATAAATGGAACAAAAGATGCAGACCCTAATATAACAATTTGTGTGAACGACTTGTAATTTAATTTTAAAATAAATTTTTCTAAATGCTCTTGATAATCTCTGGACGCAGCATCTTGATTTAACAATTCACCATCAATATAAATTTCAAAAACATTAGGCTTTATGCCACGAATGATTTTATATTTTTTATTACCAATGTCAAAACCACATTCAACCAAACAATCTTTTTGATTGATAGAATTGCATAACTGTGGCTTATTGATTCCACGGAAGGGTTTACCAAATAGCACAAAACACAATGCATCAAGTAAGGTAGATTTACCTGAACCATTAGTACCAACAACTAATGTGTTGGTAGAATTATCTAATGCAATTTCAGTAAAATAATTACCGGTACTTAGAAAATTACGAAACTTTATATACTTAAAAAATATCATTCAATTATTTCAACATTCAAAGACTCAACATATAACTCACGCATAAGTTTTTTAAGTTTATCTGAATCAACATCAACACTTAACCCATCAATAAATTTGGAAAGAATAGAAATGGTATCTTCAGATTGATTCACCATTTCTTCGGCATCTTCAATAGAGGTATCAGAAAAATCTTCTACCACAGCAACATCAGCAGCACCAGCATTATTCAATTGTTCCAAAACATAATCAAATAAGTATGCATTTGTTTTATTAATTACAACAATTTTAATAAAAGAATTTTGATGTTGTGTAAAATCATATTTTTTCCAATGCTCAAAAGACTCGGTAGAATCATCATAGTTAATTTTATAAAATATTTTATGAGGATTTGGAATAAAAGTTAGTTCTCTAGTTTCAGTATCAAAAACATGAAATCCTCTTTGGTCATTAAAGTCTGCCCAAGAAATTTCATATTGGTTGCCAAGATAATGAATTGTGCCATCAGAAGATTTATGATGAAAATGACCGGATAAAACCATATCAAATCTATCAAATATTTTTTTGTTCAATCCATTGTGACAAATGCTGCCTCGGTCCATTTCAAAACCAGAAATTTCAAAATGACCAAATACTAATTCGGATGTAGTTTTATCTAAGAAATGTAATGTACTTTCATGATTTGAGGAATTAATCCATGGAACAAGGGTGATTTGCAATTCATCATAAATTCTTTCAACTGGCTCAATAAAGACATTAACATTATTATATTTGTTAAACAACTCATGCATTGCATTAATTTCATTGGTATTCTTATAGGTAACATCGTGGTTACCTACAATTATATCCATCTGAATGTTTTCACGCTCTAGTACATCAAAGAATCTTTTTCGCCATTGATTTAATATAATGTAATTAATATATTTTCTGCGGTCTACAACATCACCTAAATGTATAATCTGTTTAATGTTATGTTCTTTTAAGTACGGAAAGAAAGTTCCTTCCCAAAACTTAAAAAAGAATTCATTGAACAATAAACTATCACCTCTTGCACCAGCATGTGTATCATTAATTAAACAAATTTTCATAGTGTGTTTTTGCTAGAAATTCTCTTTCTCAATTCAGTGGTAGAAAAACTATGTTTTCTGTCATTGTAAAAAATTCTAATTCCTCGCTGTTCACAAATTTCTTTTCCTGTGAAATTCTTATCACGATATTCTTCTCCAATAATCCGAATTGTAATTGGTAAAAACATTAATAAATCTTCCAAATCTTTTTCATTTTGGTAGACGATAATTTCATCCACAAATTTCACTGCTGATAATTGCACATATCTTTCAACTATAGACTGCACTGGTTTATTTTTGTTTTCTGGTCTATCAATAGATGGGTCCAACTGTAATCCTACAATTAGGTATTCACATACCGATTTGGCTTCTGCTAACATCAAAATATGTCCAGCATGTAATAAATCAAAAGTTGAGCAGGTAAAACCAACAGGTTTACCTAATATGTTTTCAGGTAGCACTAGCATCATTATACTCCGTTTTTTGGGTGTTGTCAAGCGATTCGTTAAGAATTTCTGGTAAACTATCTTCTAAGAATTTATCAAGAACTTTTAGTTTTGTTATTTTTTTCTCATTTCTTTTTGCCTCATATGTTTGAATGAATTCCGATAGATTGTCATATAGTGCAAATTGTTTCATATTACCTTCTACGTCTTCATAATACTCACCATCATGGAGTATACTAGACTGTTCAGTTGCTTTATATTTTACATACATCTGTTTCTTCTCTTTCTGTATTCTACGCAAAAAAGCAAAGTAAATAATTTGGGTAAAATAAGCAAATGGATTAGAAGATTTTATTGGATCAAAATTTCTAAAATACATAATGCAATTTTCAATTCCATCTCCTACCATTTCTTCCCTAAAAGAGTAGAGTACAAAATTAGGTTTTCGTGAGAGATGGTTAGCAATTTTAAGAAAACACTCACCAATATAATTTGGTATAAGAGGTTCAGTCGTATTTTCCATCTCTGCTTTTTTGCATACCAATTTATACTCTATAAGAGCATTTAGAAAATCGGTATTATTAACATAGTGTTTTGGTTTCATTCAATATTTCCTAAAAAAAGACTTGACAAGATTTTTTGTTCATAGTATAATGCCTTGTGGGTTCGTTAAGTATCAATGTAATGTTACTTTAGATGTACCTTCTAGAAGCTTATGTATTTCTACATCTTCTTCTATAGAGTCTTCTTCATCCAAATCATCATCTTCTTGTTGATTATTATCCAGTAAAGATTCATCTATAGAGTCTTCATTCATTCGTATATTTTCTGTGATACTATTCACAGCATTAAGGTAATATTCTATAAGTGATTTCCTAGGTTCCATTATAGTTAAAATTTGACTATTATTTATTCTTGTAGATGTATTACATATTAGTTCAATTGGTAACCATGGTGCCATCATAACAACAGACCGAGCAGAGCCTAACCTCTTAAAGAAGAGAGTCATTGGATTATTGACTATTAAGCCTTCATCAGACTCATCTATATGGTAAGAAGATATTATATCCTCTCCATCATTTAATCTTATAATTTTAATTTCTTCTTGCATTTGTTATATCTCCTATTGTGAGCAACATCATTATAACACACTTTCAGAAAAAAGTAAAGCTTTTTTTATATTTTTAAATCTATATTATATAATTTATATACAAAGTTTTCCGAGTCATATATTTTTAAACGCTCAACTAAATGTTTGAGAGTAAAATTAGTATGTTTTCCTATTCTGAAATCATCAGATATATCAAATAAGATACACTGAGTTTTGTTTTCACCTATTCGTAAACCACGACCTATAGATTGTAAATTTCTTATTCGTGATTTTGATGGTGAAGCAAAGACTACATTATGTAGATTCCTTATATTTATCCCGGTAGCAAAAGTTCCATATGAAGCAACTATAATTGCATCTGTTTCTTTTTCTGTAATCGCACGAATAGATTCTCTAGTTTCAACATCAGTGGCACCATACACAAAGAAAACTTTGCGATTATTTTTTTCAGAATCAATAATTTTATATAATTCTTTACCTTGCTTTTGTACCAATTGAAAAAGTATTAGAGAATTTCCTTTTAGTGACAATGCTAGATTTTTAATAAAAGTATTTCTTTGCGTATTTTGAACTATGTAATCAATTTCTGCTTGATAGTCCCAAGACTTGGATAATTTGCAAATAACTTCTGGATATTTTAATACTAGGCATTTGATTTTAAAATCTGTCAATTGTTTGTTATCAATCAACTCTTTGGTTGTTGTTACTTTGAATACAGGACCAAATAAACCTTCTAATACTAATTTATGAGTTTGAGTGCCATCCAGGGTACCGGTACAACCAATACGAAATTCAGTATTAGTTAACCCCGTCATAATAGTCCCTAATGATTTTGCTTTGAATTGATGCGCCTCATCTCCAAAAACAAAATCAAATTGCTCAAAATATTCTTTATCTCTAGTGTATACTGATTGCCATGTACTGATAGTTAAAAATTTATCTGTAGTTTTATCTTTACCTGCATATTGCTGATGGCAGTATTGTTCCGAATCATAACCATAAGATTGAAAATCTGAATACATCTGTTGCACCAATGATGTAGTTGGAACAATCAATAGTCCTTTTTTGCTAGTCTCGCTTTGAATTTTACGCAGAATCAAATAGATTATTAAAGATTTTCCTGATGCTGTTGGCGATAGTAGAAGTGTTCGCTTATTCCGTATCGCATGAACAAATGCCTCTAATTGATAATCTCTTGGCACTAATGGCAAATTTAATGTTTCTACAAATTCTAGGGATTCTTTAATAGAGAAATTATTAGTGAGGTTAACATCGGGTTCAAAAAATATATTGTAATTTCTGGTTTCACAAAATGCTTTTATATATGGAATTAATCCATAATACAAAAAATTAGTTCGTAAATCCATCAACCTAATTTTTCCGTCCCACAACCTATTTTTATAAGAGGGTACAAATTGATACCCCGGAACATAAAAAGTAAAATGGTCCGAAAGTTCTTGTGCAATACTTTTTTCGCAATCTATTTTTATATAAGCTTCGTTCACCTTACTAATAATTATATTGTCCATTAGATACCTTGAATAAATTTTTCCCAATCTACAAATGTTTTTAATTGAAAAGTTCTACTATGCAACTCCTTCATTATCAATTCGCAACAACTAACAACTTCTTCATAAATCATTTTACTTGCTATAAGTTTATTAAGGTCATCATCTGATTCCATAAAAATAGATATTTCTGATTTGATGGTAAATGGAAATGCATTCCAACCATATTTTTTTAAATCATCATCACCCATTTTACCTGTGTAATATTCCCATTTAATCTTTTTCATTTTGGAATATTTGAATTCAGATTCTTTACATAGCAACTTATTTCTTGATAGAATATTCAAATACTTACTGTGAAGTTTTGGAATATCAATTAGTGCTTTTCCAGGCTCCGTTCTGTCTATTTTAGAGTCTGTAGCCCATTCACTTAATAAATCATCAATTTTAGTCATATTAAATCCTCCTACATGGAGTATACATCATTTAGAATAATTTGTCAATATGATAGTAGGTAAATCTGAATGTTGCATCGGATGTTAAAATACTATCCGGTGAATCTTGTGTTGCTAGTATAAATGATGCTAATGATGTTGGGAATACATCAACAAATTTAAACCTATACAGAGGAGTATATGCAGACGAATATACCGTAAGTGTTGCATCAGAAAATTGTGGTGTTTTTGGATTACCAATATTTCTTGCGAGTCTTGGTAATTCTTGATATTGTTCATAACTTTCTGGAAATGTCATAGCACGAATCCAGTTATGAATTTCAATCCAAGATTGCATCTCTTCATCAATAGCAAATGTTACAT